AAGGATTTGGGGGGAGATGTCTAACCTTGCGGGATTTCGTAATCTACCGTTTGAAGGTTTCAACCTGCAGGGAGAGATTGACAAGCTGACTAAAGGTTCCGGTTTTGACAGGCTAAGCCTCGAGGCCGTCAACTTTTTGACTGCGACAGATAACGCACTTCAGGTTGAAAAAACAAACGTCGAGTACCTATCTTTCAGGGACTATGTCTTATCCGGGATGTGGGTGACGAGTGGGGCCACTCAGTTTGTGTCGGACAGAGATCCTCACCTCAAGTTCGAATGGGCCGGCGAGAAAGTTAAGATCAAAATAGGCAAGAATGCAGTTCCTCACCTCTTCTCACTGGCGGAACTAGCAGACGACGCGAGGCATAACAAAGTACAGCGGAACAACGCCATATCGAAATGTGAAACGGGTAAGATCAGGCTGGCCGTTGCGAGTGACATGGAGACCTATCTACAACAGTCTTGGATTGTACATCTAACAGGTGGACAGTACCGGAAGTGGCCCGGCGTTACGCTAGAGGAAACACCAACAGATACAATATGTCGAGAGTTAGAAATGTTATCAGTCATGGCAGGCAGGCTATCGATGCCTTTTGACTACAAAGGATTCGACAATCAGCCGAGTTTAACTGAGGTCACGCATATCTGGAACAGACTCGTCAAAATGGCAAAAAACAACACGCCACCCTCAGTACACGCCGAGATAGACGAGATTGGAAATAATGTGGTCGAGGGCATCAACAACGCTACGCTGGAAGGGAAAATTGACGGGGAAGTGTATGTAGCCAGGGTGATGTGGTCGCTGATGTCCGGCCTACGTATCACTAGCATAGTCGGAAACGGCTGGAATGCGGGGATAACAAACGGTATAGTGAAAGAGAGAGTGAAGCGCTGGACCGGGAAAGAAATAAACCACGTGGCCGTACAAGGGGACGATACGCATTTAATACACAAGCAGTGGGCTGTATTAATGTTGTGCAAAATGATATATGACGCAGTGGGTGCCGAGTCTGCAGAGTCGAAGTTCAAAATTGGGACGAACGGGGGCTATCTGCGGCGAATCTTCGAGCGGCCCACATTCTCAAGCGGCGGCAGGACAGTGGGCTACCTGGCTAGGGCCGTAACCTCCTGGACACAGCGAAAGCCTTGGAGCGACGAGCCCTGGACACCTTTTAATCAGCTCAAATCGCAATGGGAGGCCTTGGCAACCATGAAACAGAGAGGGGCCGACGGCAAAATCTTGGACGCCATGTGGG